TCGAAGACCTGAGCCTTCTCATGACTGCTGCCGGCGGCGAGGAAAAGCCTCGCGTAGACATAGACACGTCCCATGCAGGGGCTCTCCTCGCATCCAGACTAGCAACCCCCGCCGCTCACCCTGAAGTATCGATAAGGCCTTCGAGGAAGGTTTTCGCTCCGGTCTCGTCATCGTCGGCGAACCGGAAGATCGACTCAGGAACCACTGGGGTCTCGTAGGGGTTTGGCTTCACCGACCCGCCGACCCGACGCCTCTCGCGTTCCTCGTCCGACCAGCCTGCCTGAAATTCGAGGCACTTTTGCCTGATCTCTTCAGGACTCGGCAGGTATGCCTTCCGGTGACCAGTCTTCGACCCATGCCAACTCTCGCGGCGGGGGAGACCCAGTTGCTTGCGAGTCGTGTCGCAGCGGTCAGCCGATATCTTCAGAGTCTGAGAGATGATCCTAGTCGGCGTTCCGGCGTTCCACATCAGCGTGAACGTCGTCGTGCAGACGGTCGTTTTCGTTCGAGCCATTGGGCATCCTTGCCCCCTCCGGAATCCAGAAAGAAACACACCGCATTGACGGGTTCAGGTAGAGGTCTCCGCCCATCGTGCGGTGAAAAGGCACATGCTCGCAGTCTTCTCCCGAGTAGACCCCCTTCAGGTAGCTCTTCTCGCGGTAGACGGCAAGTTGGCCGAAGGCTGAGTTCATCTTGACGGGCGGCGAGCCAACCGGCGGATGCCATAGGTGGAACCAGAGCATGTCATGACGCTCTTTCCACCACGTCCAGCGGCATGCCCAACCGTCATAGTGGCACAGCGTCGGCCTCGACCAGACCGGCGGACCCCACTCGCACCACGAGTAGCTCGCCATCGCTGACGTTGCCGCGTGTTCTCTACTCTCCATGCGACCGATCGTGTTCATGATGCCGCCGACGCTGAACCCTCCCCACGGGTCGGTGTCGAACACGACCACGTAGTCGAAGCCTTCCGAGCGACTGTCCACCCATCGGCGGCACTTGTTGCGATACTCGGCCAACGCCACCGTTCTCGACTCGTGCTTGGTCGAGTTGAGGTGAGGCCTGCCGTTGTCCTGCATTGTGTAGTAGACGTCAGACTGAGACAGAAAGTCTTTCGTTCCGTCTGTCGAGTCGTTCTCGAAGACAAAACACGCGTAGTCGGCAAAGCACTCGCCGGCCCGCCTGACCATGTCGAGCGTGAACGGCAGAAACGGCATCGCGTTTCGGCAGATCGCCACGAACGCGACCTTTAGAGCCTTGGCCTTCGAGCGGCCGATGTCCTCGAACTCGCCATAGTAGCTCTCGAACTCTGCGTCCGGTGGAAGCAGGAGGTCAGGCCGATGCTGCTCTATCTCGCGTAGCGATATAGTTGCCAATCAAACTCCCATTCCCCGTCCTTGTTGGGCCAGTCATGACACAGCACCTCGCCGCTCGAATTCATGGTTGTCAGGTGAGGGTATCCGAAGAAGCCAGAGAGAGCCGGCCTGTCTTCTGGCCTGTCTTCTATGGAGTGCAGGTGCGTCGTCCGTATCGACAACGCCGGGTCGATGACCTCAAGTCCGCTAGTCACGCCCCAGCCGGCGATCAACTGATCGCACCCGACGACCCCCAGCGGGATGTCGACCTGAAGCTCTGGCAGAGAGCCGGCGACAAAAGCCCAAGAGTCTTGGGTTCCACTGAAGAATTTGTCGCCGCTCATGAACCCAACAAAGCGAGGTCCGGAGAAGTCCTCCCATCGGGTGAGAGCCACGAGACGCCCCTCTCTCTTCATCCCCCTGAGCATGTAGGCGGTCGAAGAGAAAGTGATGTCGGAGTTGGAAATCACGCACCACTGCCCGCGATACTTGCTGACGCAGTGCGAGAGAAGCTCGCTGAACGACAAAGTCCTGTCGCGTCCGTCCAGATACTCGACGCGGTCGAACAGGCCAGAGTCCTCGTTGTGCAGCCTGCACTTGAGAAGCTCAGAGTTCCTTTTATCCGACGTCGCCGTGTAGGACTGTGAGACAAGGATCATTCGCCAATTGCCCAGCAATGCCCCGGGTGGGCGACGAGGGGGTGCGGGATGCGGGTGACTCGCTTGCCAAGCCGGGAAAGCTCAGCCTCGACGTCGTTGAACGTGTCGTGGCACTCGACCACGAACAGGGTTCGAGCCCACCTGCCCGAGTCTACGCAGCCCTGCAATGCAAGAACCTCGCCGCCTTCGATGTCGATCTTGACGAAGTCAGCCCCGCCCTCGCACGCGTCGTCGAGCGTCAGGCAGGGAACCTGAACCTCTTCGACGACAGGCACGGGTGCCATCCCGTCGCCGCCGATCGGATGCACCTCCAAGACGGAGTTGTGCCCGGACGACGCGCGGATGTAGAAGGGGGTGGTGCCCGTGATGTCAGACACGGCCGCCTTCACTGACGTGAGATTGGCCTTCGTCGGAATCTGAGAGAAGTTGCGTTCGTCAGGCTCGAAAGCCAGAACTTCATCAAACAGTTCGCACAGAGGCACGGCCCACGTGCCGACGTTCGCGCCGACGTCGACGGCGAGAGACTTGGACGCCAGCCTCTCGATCCCCTCTGTCACAGGTGCGGTGAGCCAGTTTTCGATTCCGTTCATGCTGTCAAATCCTCGCGTAGGATGGGGCTTCGATCTCACCGACCCTGATCGTTGGGGCGGTCCAATTTTTTACGCCGTACCCCCGCGATCTTTTTTCTGCTGGGGTCCACTTTGCTCGCACTTCCGCCGCCCGAAGCTCGATCTCCTCCGGGCTTGGGTCGAACCGCGATTCTCTTTCTGGCCTTGGGCCTAGGCTGAGCTTTCGGGCGATCCTCCGCAGCTTCTGGTCGCCGACATTGAGCTTCGCCGCCATCTCCGCGACTTTTGTCGTCAGCCAGCTTGCCTTCACGTACTCCACTTGCTTGACCGTCAGCCCCAGACGTCTCGCAAGCTGTTCGTTGGTCTTTTCCACCGAGAATCCTCCTAAAAAAGTCGAAAATCATGACGAAATGCTCCAGAGAAATTCCAAAGTGGCCCACCGCCGCCTCGCCTACCCGACGAGACGACGGCGGGACCACCGGAGGGGACGGTCACGGTGCGAACTGCTGCACCCAGTAGGTCTTGCCGTCGCGGCCCACGTAGCCGGCGACGCCAATCCGTGAATATCGTCGGTTCATGATGTTGGCTCGATGCCCGGGGCTACCAAGCCAAGATCGAACCGCAGCTTGGGCATGAGCCTGACCGGAGGCGATGTTCTCAATCGCCCCGCCGGAGTGAGCGAAGAACCCCTCGGTCGCCATACGATTGGCGTGCCGGCGAGCGCGACCCATCAGGCGGCAGTCGACGACAAGTTCTGGGAGACCGGCCTCCGCACGGGCGAGATTCGTCTCGGCGACGATCTGGGCCTCGCCCTCGGTCATGACGGTGCAGTCACCACCCAGCACGGCAAGCAAAAGCAAAGAAAAAAACATAAGCCCTCCTTGGCTTTAAGAATTCTGGACCCACTCCTTACCTCGACGCTCGAACAGCCGAACGTCCCTGCAACCCAACGCAGCCGCTATCGAAACGCACTGCGGTGAGAAGACTGCCAGTGTCTCGCGTGGATCGATGGAGCCGTCGGCAACCAAAAGACTCGCAGCCGCGCGGGCGAGGCCGCGACGACGACAGGAGGGATCGGTGAAACCCTCCAGCGTCTGCATCCCTCGCCAGTAGTGCGTTGCCGTCCATGCCGCGACTCTCTCTTGATCCGTCCTCACGATTGCGACCGGGGTGGATGAGGTTTTTTCCGTGACCTCGGCCTGAAACTCCGACTTCGGATTTGTGAGCCTCGTAGCGATGCAGTCGGCATCGATGAGGCTTAGTTTCGCTACCGTCGTCGTGAAGGCTTGCATAGAGTATGGATATCCGTACTAACGTCAAGGGTGTTTTTTCTGGACGGCGACAAGTTTCTTGACGCCGTTGACGATCTGCCACTCCCAGTGTTTGGGAGGTTTCTGTGGAGGCTCAGGGGGCCACTTCTCGCGAGAGGTTATTGATCCCAATCAAGCACCCGCTTTCAATGTCAAGATGGGCTCAAGAGCGTCCTGCGGAACAAAGTACGCGGGGGGCCTTCCGCCGTAGTCCTTGAGCCACTCTTGTTTCATGGCGTCACCGCCGGATATCCAGCCGCGAATCTCGTAGGTCGGACACTTGCCAGTCACCAAAACGTATTTGGAGTCTCTTGAATCGCCGGGCCTAACAATCAACTCGTAGTCTTCCTTGCTGCGAGTCTTGACCTGAATGCCCGGAAGATCGTTTGCCTTGAAAGAGTCGACGCTTCCATCCCAGTAAACACCCAAACACTTAGCGAGCGCCATCTCGCCACAAGCGCCCTCGATGTGTTCAGACCACCCTAGTCCGTCGAACCCGTATGCGTCTTTTCTTCCAGCCTTGATCGAAGCCAAGTGCCTCATGCGGCCGACGTCCGAAGCCATTGCTGCCTCGTACCACTCAAGCGTCGTTCGCATCGAGAATCCTTTCTGCCTCGGCCTTGCTCGTGACCACCTCGGCGACCGCTCCGCCGATCTCCCTGATCTCTTTCATCCGCTGCACTTGAAGCGGGCGAGGCTTCTTGCCCGGCTGCTTCACCTCAAGGAACACCGCACGCCCATGCTTCACCGTCAACAAATCCGGAACGCCTGCCATCTGCATCGGCCCGCCGGCGATCTTGAACGTCCACCATCCCTTGGCTTTCGCGAGTGCCACGATCGACTTCGTGATGGTGGTTTCGAGCGTCATTTCAGGACATGCCAAGCGTTGTGCCACGTCGATCCCGGGCTGTGCGAGACCTTGTATGCTGACAGGTTGACTTCACTCACCGGCATCACCCAGAACGATTTAGTTGCAATGCTCACGAACACGAATGCGTCGATCTCGTCGTCCCCGTACAGCGCGCCTCGGTCTGTTGCGTGTTTGTTGTTTTTTTCTCTCCGCACGCTGAACTTGTACGAGCCAGTCTTCGGGGACGCCTTCTGCTCGTATGTGCTTTTGACCTGAACCCTGTAAACCTTCGACTCGAACACGCTGACGATGTCGTATCCGTGGTCGTCCTCTGGCCTCGAAGGGGAGATTCCGTGCAGGAGCATCTCGGCCGACGCCAGAAGCCTCCCTACTTCGCCTGCTGCCCTCGAAGATATGGGCGACATTCCTTCGCTCCCTCGATCGCCCAGCCGTTAAAGCAACGGCGGCATGTGCCGCAGACGCCTGCGATGTCGTCGTTCGCGTTCAATGGGCAATCGTTTCCGTACAATTCGCCCCCCTTGGGGTCGTAGCCGTCGCGGAAGATCACCGGGGCGACGAACGGGTCTGGCGGCGTCTCGCCCTTGTCGCACTGATAGCTCCAGAACCACTGGAGACCGGCCGGTGCGAGCTTCTGCATCTCTTCGAGGCGATCCCACGACGTCTTGTCGACTGAGAAATGCACGTAGACGTTCGAGGCAGGCTCGATCGCCGCTGCCAGCTTAGGCTTCCTGCTCACGACCCACTGTGGGATCGTCGGCATGAGCGGCGCGGCCCGGTTGATGCAGTCGACGCTCTCCGCGAACAGGTCTCCGCCGCCGTTCCAGCGAACGAAGTCGAGCTTCAGGCGACGAGCCCAGTCGGCGATGATCACGGCCATGTGCTTCGGCGAGGCTTTCACGGAATTCATCAGCCTGCTCTGCTTCTTGAGCGAGGCCGTCCACGTCGATGGACCCTTCGCGAAGTAGCAAGTCTCCGCACAGACGATCGTCGGCGTGCATGTGTTGATGATCGGGAAATTCAGCGAGTGGCCGGTGACGCGGTTTACGCTGAACGGGCTCTCGCCGTCGGCAAGGAGGTCGCTGTATATGACGTGTTTTTTGGCGAGGGTTTTTACGGACATTGATTGCCAATCAGTCAATGATGAAAAGCATCTTGTTGGCTTTGTTAAGGCGACGTCGTACCCAACCCGCCTTCATGCGGGCTGATTGTGCTGCCCAATAACCTGACCTCGCGTGTACAGCCCTCATGCGGGCTGAGGTTGCTGCCCGCCAATCTGGGTCAGCACACACAGCCTTCAGGCGGGCTGAGGCCGCTGCACGATAATCCGGGTCCGCGCGCACGGCCTTCATGCGGGCTGATTGTGCTGCCCGATGCTGTGGGTCAGCACACACAGCCTTCATGCGGGCTGATTGTGCTGCCCGATACTCTGGACTCGCGTGCGAGGCTTTCATGCGGGCCAAGTGTGCTGCCCGATACTGTGGGTCTGCATATACAGCCTTCAGGCGGGCTGAGTTTGCTGCCCGAAACTCTGGCCTCGCGTGCGCAGCCTTCATGCGGGCTGAGGTTGCTGCCCGCCAATCTGGGTCCGCACAAGCAGCCTTCAGGCGGGCTGACCGTGCTGCCAGAAACTCTGGGTCCGCACAGATAGCCTTCACGCGCGCTGAGGTTGCTGCCCGCCAATCTGGGTCCGCACAGATAGCCTTCATGCGGGCTGAGTGTGCTGCCCGATACTGTGGGTCCGCACACACAGCCTTCATGCGGGCTGATTGTGCTGCCAGATACTCCGGGTCATACAGAGGACTTCCGCCGAGTCCGCCCAGTGCCCAGTTGTACGTGTCTTTTCTGCAACACCAATCCTCGTCGACGACAGCAGCCTCGCACGCGTAGGCGTCCGCTTTATACTCGAAGACAAACATCGTCGCGCGAGAAAAGTTTGTTTTGCCGT